ACTGTTTCGAGAGTGAACCCTTGCAATCATGGGTGAGATTTGATTACATGGCTTATCGGGTGCAGGTTACCAAGCTGCGTTTTACGACCGATATAAAATAGTGGAAAAAGATATCAGTCAACCTGTGTCAATTTTCCCCTTATCTTATATGTCGTGTCAAGTAACTTGCTGTCCGTTTACGGTGTTTGTAAAGTCTTGACCGTCAAAAAAATGACAAGGCTCATGTCGTACAGCGACTTAAAACCTGGAACTTATTAATTGATCCGCGAGTGATGGGAGCGTGTCCAGCGTAAGGTTAGGACAACAAACAGAGTTGACGGACATTTGAGGGGGCTGACTAGGCCATTCAGGAAGATAAACTAGTTTCTGCAATAGGTCAGTTGATAAACAATTAAGGGTATTTGATAGGTGGCAGGGATAGAGGTGTCCATAACCATCTAATGACTACTATACCCTGAATATTATTAAATGAAATAATCCTAAAGAATATTAGAAAGTGGTAGACAAACAGAAACAGATACATTAAGTTCCATTTTAATTTACTTAGTAAGGAGAATGATATGTCAGACAATGACTTTCCAGAAATAAAACATAAACCTCACACCTTAAAGCAAATAATCGAATGTAACGCCCCTGATCTTTGGTATTCAGAACCAAATGATGAAGGGCACGTGAAACAAGCATCTGATTATGTGCTTGAAGAAATCGTTACAAACCTATCGCATCCTGATAGCGAGGATTCTGGGGACTTTGTTTTTAATGTCCTCAATATCGGTGGGGACTTCATGGACTTTACAGCAATACTCAAGGATGAGATTAGTAAAAATCCCCAAAGCGAACTAGCGAAATACTGGGACAAGACTAGTAAAAACTACGCTCAATACCTCATTGAAAGGGCCGAAGATACCGATTTCATGGTGTCTACAGCATACAAAGAGGCACAAGATGAGTGGAGAGCTAACGAATTTGAAATCATTGAAATTGAAAATTACTTAAACAGGAAAGGTGAATAACATGGCTAAACAAGACAGCACACTAAGTTTTAACGATTACTCAACTGACGTGAATGAGTCACAGATGGTGATTGATTTACTGTTAAATCCTCACATCGCACAAGAACCCCAATACGCGACCCTTCTGGAGCTTATTAGAAAGCGTACAGAAGGCTCAAGGGTCTATGCGGTAACAATCCACCTAAAAGACGAAATAACCCTTGATAAGCCCTCAGAAGGCTCAGAAGGGGGTGAATCATGAAAACCTATCAAGTAAAAGATATTGAAACAGGGAAAATTCATGTTTGGACTTTGAGTCAAGTGCTTGAAGAAATTAATCGTGATCGATCAGAAAATTGGACTGCATACAATGAATCTGACTGGCGAGAGGGGTGGGATGAATTTGTAGAGGGTGATGTCTATATGATGTCAACAGGGGGTGAATCATGAGTGAAGCAAAGCAAATATGGGAAAAACTTTCTGCAATCAACTGCAACGAACACAAAAAGCAAAAGGGGAAGTTTGATTATCTCCCTTGGAATTTTGCATGGGCTACGCTGATGGAGCATTACCCTGAAGCCGAGTTCAAGCAATTACCGGACGTTGTGCATACCGATCAATCGGTTACTGTGAATACGGAAATCACTATAGGCAATATTACTAGACCTATGTGGCTTGCTGTGACTGATTTCAAAAACAACGGCATACAAAGCCCTTCTTGTGACGAGATCAGTGACGCCCGTATGCGCTGTTTCACAAAGAATATGGCTATGTTTGGGCTTGGATATTATATCTACCAGGGTGAAGGATTACCCAGAGAAAAGCCCGAATACATTTCCCCCGACCAGTTAAAACAACTTACTGAGTTGATGATTGAGACAAATTCAAACAAAGTGAAGTTTTGTGAGCTTTTCAAGGTGGAAGATACTGCTCAATTATTAACCAAAGACTTTGATAAGGCTGTGCAGATGCTTAATGCGAAGAAGGAGCGCGACCAATGAGCATATACAAAGAAATGTTCAACGGCTCCGATTATGTCCCTAAACGTGATGATGTGCGTTTAAGCGGTCAGATTGAGCGTGTATACAATGTTATGAGGGACGGCTTACCTAGAACCCTCAGACAGATAGCTAACGCTACAGGCGACCCAGAAGCGTCTATAAGTGCTCAATTAAGGCATTTAAAGAAGGAAAGGTTTGGGTCTTACAGGGTAGAGAAGGAAAACAAGGGCGGTGGCTTGTATGAGTACAAATTGCTACCGCCTGAAAAGAAAGGTCAGGGGGTGCTGCTATGAATTACCCCTTTCGAGTTGTTAATTGTGGTGGTCAGGGTACTCAGGAATGGATAGACGCTAGGCTAGGCATACCCAGTGCTAGTAACTATTCAAAGCTGATTACTACCAAAGGCAAGCGTAGCGCATCATTTGACGGCTATTGTATGGGTTTGGCTGCCGAAGTGCTTACAGGCAAGCCTTATTCATGGCATAAGTCAGAACTGACTAGCACCAGTGCGTCACCTTACAGCCCTGATACAGCTATCGACCCCAACGAATTAGATGCTTTGGATTGGGGGACTTATTACGAACCCGAAGCTAGGGCTTATTACAGCCTTCTGACGGACACAGACGTTGTACAGGTGGATTTCTGTAAACATCCTAATCTTGAGGCAGGGTGCAGTCCTGACGGCCTCATAGACGTTAATCAAGAGGGAATGTTAGGGGGATTAGAAATTAAGTGTCCCAAGAACCCACAAATCCACATGGAATATTATAAATCTGGGGAGATACCCACAAAGTACATTCAACAGGTGCAGGGGTGTATGTGGATAACTGGCAGGGGATTTTGGGACTTTATGTCCTATCACCCCAAGCTGAAGCCCTTTATATGCAGGGTTTACAGGAATGACGATCTAATTACGGCTATGACTGAGGAAGTTACAGAAGCGGTGCAGTTAATAGAACAATATGTGAATGAATTTAAATTTGAAGGAGTAACCTAATGCAAGGCGTAAATAACGCTATGATTATAGGGAATTGTGTAAACGACCCTGAAATCAAGCAAATACCTAAGAAAGACGGGGGTTCCCTATCGGTTGCTAACTTTTCAGTGGCTACCAATAAGGAATATAAAGGCAAGAAAACAACCACTTTTCACCAGTGCGTCATGTTTGGCAGCGTAGTGGATAACTTTATCGCTGACTATGTAAGCAAAGGCTCATTGTTGTATTGCGAAGGTGAGATACAGACTAGCGAGTATGAGAAGGAATTTGATTGCGGTCAGAAGCATAAGGTAAAGGCTACGCAGATCAAGGTAAACAACCTTCAAAAGCTAGACGATAAGATTGTGGAAAAACAAGCCAAGCCTGAACAAAGCCCGATAATTGATAACTTTGATGACGATATACCCTTTTAATTTATATAAACCAGGAGAAAGATATGAAAACTACAGATATAGAAAATACGCACAAACTTTTGATTGAAAGCACTGTGCAGCGTAGACGGCCCGAAATGATATTGCGGCAGGTCAATATGCTCAATGATTACCTTAGTGATATTGGACAAGAAATATTCCACGGGCCAAGAGTCGAACATCTTGACGCATTGCAGGATTTATTGTGTGCAATTACTTACCTGATGGGTTTTGAGAAGCCGAAAGATCAGGGGTATTACGCTGATTACGTGCTGCACAGTGACCCCCAGTTAAAGCCAAAAGCTAAGAAGGGGTCAAAGTAGCTATGGATTTCCTTAAAAAATCATTTTTAAAAGCTTATACCCATATTGCAAGCCTTTTTATCGGGTTATTTGTTAAACAAAAAGTACAAAGCACAAAGCGAAAAGTAAAAAAATATAAAAAAGGTAGAAAGAAAACCATTAAACAAACCCTCAACAACCTTGACGATAATTTTGAGGTTTTAAGAAGGGCAACAATGAAAAGATCGTGGACTTGCAAAAAAGAGATAAACGGATTGAAAAAAATAGGGGCATTTGTGCCTTATGATGAAATGATGTTTTCAAACGCTCAATTATCGGGTAAATCTGATTGCGTTATAAACTATAAAAAGCATAAAAAATATCCTGCTCAAATGTTTGTTTCGACTAAGTATCAATGTGAAGAAAAAGATAAGAATGATGAATATTTAGCTTTCCCTCATTTCTTATATGCAATAAAGCATCAAGAAGTCCCTTGGAATGTTGAGCCAACGAAAGATGTTATTTACAACGTAGGGGTTTGTATGCCAGCTCAAAAAACCAAAGAACACGAAATTAAAAATTTTTGGACAAATTTCTACGTTGCGATAGACAAAAAAGGGCGTGTCAGACGCTTAAAACAAATTTTAGAAAAACAAGAGTACATACCGAGCATAATCAAGCGAAGGAAGAGCCTTTGGTATCAAAGAATAAGTAAAAGAGGCTTCCAGTACACTCGCAAATTTTGGGATTTTGCCGAAGTATTACCCCCTTCAAAAAACTTTAGCAAAGAACAAAACCACTATTTTCATCAAGTTTTATTTGTTGCCTGTTATGATTTTTGGATGGAACGAGACAAAATGTGGACAGTGCAAGTTAGAAAAGATGATCTACGCATGAGTTTTTGTGTTGACGCAAGAGACACGAAGCATTATTTCCAAGACAGAGAGTATGCGACAAACCACAACGGCAATCGTAAAAAAATAATACATTTTGTTGAAGAACATGAAAGAACCACAGAGAAAGGCACTAGTATTGTTAGGGAGCATATCAGGGGTGAGCGTCAGTTTTTATGGAACGGCTATCATTGTGATGTCAAAGCTCCTAAGTTTAAAAACGTATTTTCAATGCCTGATTTTGATGTTGGAGCTATTGTCGTAGAAAAAGACGACCCTCGACTCAAAAGCGACCAATACAGCGATTTAAATCAAGTTGCTGATAAGCTCACGCCTATGTTGGATGAAAAACAGCAAAACATTTATGAAAGTGCTTGATCTATTTAGTGAGGTGTTTTTATGCCAACAACAATGATGGTATCAACTGAAAGGGATATACAG